AGTGGCTGGCGCCACCTCTAGCGAGGCGCAGATCTGGGAGGCAGAGACCATTGGCCTCTATTCCATGCATGGGGGAGATCCACAGGTGGGCCGCAGCGGCAACCTCAAGATCATGCCTCTCTGCGCTGTTGATCTCCGCTATAAGGGCTATATCGCTGGTGAGTATGACTCTCAGGATATGGTGCGTAAGCATGTTTATGGCGAGCACGTTCAGCAGTTCAAGGTGATCGACGCCACCCGCGGGCGCCTGATCACCAACTGCCTCGCATAAGGCGCTTCTGTGAGTTGCCCGCTGTGCTCACAGCGCCATCACCACCATCTAGCAGAGAATGGTGATGAGCGCGCGCTGGCTGATCTCGCCTCTCAGATCAGAGAGGCCAATACAGCCAGACAGCGGGACATATTGAGAGCTACCCGGGCGCAACTGCGCCTAGAGGCTAGCCTCGACAAAAAATTGAGGCGCTCTCTGCGAGCTGCAAAGAGCGCAATCAGTGATGCAGTGCAGGGGGCAGCTGATAGCGGCAATCTGCAAACGCTGCGCAATCTAGATCGCACTGATCTTGAGCGCTGGCTTTTAGATGTTGGCCTAGGTGATCTGGTGCTAGACATCACAGCGGCAGAGCGAGATACCCTCGCAAATGTTGAGCAGCTCCTACTGGCCTCCTCTGATGGCTTTGATGTCAATGCGATTGAGGGAGTGGGGCAGGCGCTGGCTGATGACACCATCTCTGGGATCATTGATGATGTAGTGATCCCAGATGTGCAGCGGGCAGTGCGTGATGCGTTAGCTGGCGCACAATTCACTGCAGATCCTGCAGAGGTGATCGGCTCTTTGGATGCCGCACTGCGCTCTGCAGAGGGCAGGCAGATCACAGAAGCTCGCACGCGCATCACCTCATTTGGGCGTGAGCTCACTGCGGTGGCAGCAGAGAGCGTGGGGATTGATCACTATCTCTACACAGGGCCGATAGATGGGATCACCCGCCCATTTTGCAGGCAGCTGGTGGGTAGGGTGTTCACCAAAGCTCAGGTGCAAGATCTGCGCAATTATCAAATTGAGCCCCCCTTAGTGCGGGGTGGTGGGTACAACTGCAGGCACACCTGGGCGCCGGTCTCAGAGGAGCTGATTGAGAGCGCTGATCTCTCGAGGGGCACCAATGCAGATGTGCGCAGAGCCAATCAGGCAGCGAGGGCCGAGAGATGAAAGCTACGCAGAATCTAGACTATGCCCTCTACTGGGAGGCCCCCAGCCCTCTGCAGGCTGCACCCAGCATTGGCTACACCACCCCAGCGGGCACAGTGCAGGCACCCACCAGCATGAGCGCAGTGAGGGCTGCGCGCACTGTGACAGCTCTGGGTGGGGATAGGCGCACCCTCACCCTCACTGCGGGTGATGACAGCCAATATCTCATTGGCCCCACCACTGGCAGAGCGTTTCTCATCACTGCGGGTGATGGTGTGTTTGCGGTCACAGTTGATCGCCTCGAGGGCACCACTGCGATTCTGGCTGATGTGCTCCCCCGTGGGCTGTCACTCACTGCATCAGCGGAGCTCCGCTGGGCAGGCTACACCTATACAATCCCAGCAGCCCACACTGGCACCAGAGGTGTGCTCGCGTGGCGTATCAGCTACACAGCCACTGCCACCCCTACCAATGAGCCAGTGGGTGCACAGGGCACAGTGCAGATTGTGCGCCACCCATTTGCCACCGGGCTGAGCTCGAGCTCCCTGATTGCGCATATGCCGCAGATGGGAGATATGATCCCGCGCAGGCAGCAAGATCTGGAGCCACAGGTGGCAGCTGCACTCGAGGAGCTGGCGCTGCGCATCAGAGAGCATATTGGGCCAGAGCAGACAGAGGATGATATTTTCAACCCTCACGTTTTTGCGCCCGCTCACAGGTACCTGGCAGCCCAGCTGATCTATGAAATGAGCGCTCAATCTGATCTAGCTGATCGGGCTGGAGAGCGCGCAGCTGATCTGCTCGAGCGCGCTCTAAAGCAGTTGGTGCTGGATACTGATGATGATGGCCTCATTGATGCCAATGAGATCGATGTGCGCAGGGCAGGGGGCAGCCCCACTGATGTGCGTGGGGTATTCTCCCTCCCATCAATCGAGCCAACAGAGGGAGAGCGGGTGATCGCTCAACAATTCCCTCGCTGGCGTGGGATGCAGCACTGATGCCTAGTCAGGTCACCTTTAAGTCATTCAAGGTGCCAGCTCTGTGGAGCGCTGCAGACTCTCAGGTCACTGCATTAGACACCGTCGCACTGATCAAGCGACGGATCTATAAAGGCATAGACTCCACAGGGCGCCCATTTCTGAGCTATAGCACGCGCCCCATCTATGTCCCTAAGAAGGGAGCGCGCCTAACACCTAAAGGTGGGCGTGAGGCGCGCGGGGGGCGCAGCGTATATTATGCGGGCGGCTATGCAGAGTATAAGGAGAAATCCCGCAGGCGGGTGGCGGGTGGTGCCAATCAGACGGCAGAGGTGGATCTCACCCTGAGCGGCGCGCTGGTAAACAATATCCAGCCCCTGCAGGTGAGCAAATCTGGTTACACAATAGGGCTCACCTCAGCAGTGAGAGGCTATGGCTATCGAGTAAATGAGCGGCGCCCATACCTTGGTCTCTCTCCAAATGACGTTAAAATATTGAGCGCTGCTGTGGCTGCGCGCATCAGAAAGAAGCTGCCCAAATGAGCCAAGGGATCTCATCTGCACTCGACCTGCTGATCAGCCGCCTCGAGGCACTCACCCCTAAAACAGATCCTACGCAAGGGTTTGTGTGTGTGGATGCTGCGGGCGGGCAGGAGCTCCTCACTGATAGGCGCCCCAACACGCTCAGGCTGTTTGAGATGCGCATCACAACTCCTGCCCATGATGATGGGCAGGCTGGCATCACAGGCCGCAAGAGAGCCACAATTGAGGTGAGGGTGCGCTATGATGTGCCGCGTGATGTAGGGCTGCAGGAGCGCATGATGGGAGAGGATGCCTCACAGATCATTAATGCGCTGCGCAATCCTAGCTATGATCTGCCCAACACAGGGATCACCAGCCTCATCACAGGTGAGCCCCTCACCACCCCTGTGCTAGGGCAGGATGGCAACCCAGTTGCCTATCTGCTCTCTGTCCCATTTGATCTGCTCTATCAGGAGGCCTAAATGGCTGTCACTCACAGATCTCTTTCTATCGTAGGGGAGAGCTCATTTGGCTCTCTGGGCGCTGATGGTGTGCCCAGCCCCTCTGGCCTCACGTTTATCAGCATCCCCTGCGAGCGCGATCCTATCGTTGTACCGGGTGAGCCCCCTGTGTCAGAGCGCACTGAGGCGAGGGATGGCCCGCACGGGCTGCCGCCAGAGCTCGACACCACCAGCGTGGGAGGCACCCGCCAGCAGCGGCGCACTGGCACCCTCTCTGTGCGCTGTGACTTCACCACCCTGGGCAGCAGCGCAGCCAATTATGACGCCACTGCTCTGGGCCTCCTGCTGGGTGCTGGATTCTCACGCACTATCCCGGGCGCTGCCTCTGACACTGTCACAGCTGCAGTGAGTGATAATCGATTCACCCCCACTGCGGCTGCATCATTCAAGCTGGGCGGCCTGCTGGGCATTGAGCTAGACGGGCGCGCAGAGTATGCGCACGTTACCAGCGTAAATGCAGGCGGGGCTGGTGATATTGGGTACAGTCCCCAGCTCAGCAGGGCGCTCAACACCACTGCGCCAGATGTGGTGCGCCTTCTAGAGACCTGGTTTGTTGCTCGAGGCAACAACAGCGGCAGCGTCAACAGCTCTGTTGCATTTAGGGTGGATGGTGTTGGGGTGCGCAGCTATGCGTTTGGATGCAAGCTTGAGAGCCTCAACATCACCATTGATGGCGGGCGCCTTATGGGCGATTTCGTTTTTCAGGCTGCGCATATCTATGATGATCATGGCTCTGCCAGCGGGCCTATCGAGCCCACCACCCTCACTGGCAGCACGCCTCATTTCCGAAGCTGTTATCTGCGCCTCTCTTCCACTGCGAGCACCAGCCGCACCACTGTGGCTGGGCCCACGGGTGATGAGCTCGACAAGATCGACCTCTCAGTGAGCGAGTTTGATCTCACCATCACCAACACCCTCACCCCTGTGGGGAGCTCCAGCTCTCTCATTGGCATGAGTGATATGGAGGTGTCTGATGTGGTGGTGGAGTGCAACATTACCGTTGATTCTCCAAATACTGCCATTGCCAATGATTTCAGAGATGGTGTGATCCGCTCTCTGCTGATCGGCTCTGGCCCTGTGGGCGCAGGGCAGGGCATGGCTCTTAATCTGCCAGGCGCCTATCTCACGGTTGATCCGCAGATCAGGCAGATTGATGGTGAGATTGTGCAGCAGCGCCTCACCTACTCTGCCTCAAGATTTGGTGGTGACGGTGGCAGCACTGATGCAGCCAACAGCCCGTTTAGGCTCGCACTGGGGATTTAAGATGTTTCATTTTGCCACTGATGCCGCGCAGGAAATTGAGGTTGTCTCCACCATTGATCCTGCTGTGCAGGGCAGTGATGATGACAAGGCGCGCTACCTGCGCACCCGCGATGAGAGTCTGCTGCAGACTGAGGGTGCTACTCGGTTTGTGGTGCGGGCGCTCACCCCACCACAGCGTGAGGCGGCAGAGGTGGCAGCTGGGGTGTACAAGCGGAGCGAGCTCGGGCGCCAGCTCTGGCTGGGCCAGCCAGATGATCCCACAGAGCGGGCCCGCTGGCAGCACAAACTGCCAGAAGATGAGCGCGAGGCGCTGGGCTCTTATGAGGGTTATCTGGCGCGCGTCTATCGTGAGATGATGCGAGCTGGGCTGGTGCGGGTAGTGGGCCACGATGGTGATCCGCTCGAGCTGATTGATCGCATCCGGCCAGATCACCACAGGCAACTGCTGTGCTCTGAGCTAGTGGCGCATATCCAGACGCTAAGCACCCTGCCCCCAGAGGGAAAATAGCAGCGGGGGCCAGCGTCTGGCTGCAGCACGCTGGCTCCCGGGCATGGAGCTGTGAACAATGCCAGACGACCCCTGGGCTGCGTGCGCGCCGGGGCAACTGTGGGGGGCCATTCCTAGACGGCCTGCCATGGGTGCGCTCTGATGATCAGGGGCGCTATCTGATGGCGTATCGAGTTGCGCCAGATTGTGATGGTAGCTGGGGAGAGCAGAGGGTGCGCTCATGCCCTGTGGCCAATGGCAACAGACTGGCGCCGCTGTTGCAGGCCTATCAGCGGCAGCAGGCTGGGCTCTGCTCTCTCTCTGATCTGTTTACAGCTCCCAGCTGCGCAGTGCTTGACCTATTTTCAGAGCTCAGCCAGCAAACACACCTAGCGCAGGCTAGGATGAGACAAAGAGCAGCAGAGGAGGCTAGCCATGGCAGCAGCGGGCGCAGTTGAGATCAGGGTTGAGCTAGACGGGGCTGGTAAAGCTGAAAAGGCACTAAACAGCATTTCCAAGGGCGCTGAGCGCGCCGCGGGTGGGTTTAGCGCTATGGGCTCTACCCTAGAGGCCAGCTCAAACAAAGTCACAGCGAGCCTAGGCGGGATTGCCACCAGCGTGGGCACGCTCACCTCTGGCATCTCTCAAATGGGCGCTGCAACTGCCACAGCGGGGGCTGGTTTTATGGCGCTCGCAGGCCCAATCGCAGCTGTTGGCGCCGCATTTGCCGGGGTGGTTTTTGCGATCAAAAAATACATTGATAGCACCAATGATGTAGAGGAGCGCCTAGAGGCCATCAGGGTAGGCGCGGCTGAGTTTACAACCGTTCTAGAGCAGCTCGCAGATGCAAATATTGAGCTAACAGCTGCTGAGCACGCCAATCTGATGCAGCTGAGCACAAATGCGCAGATGCAGACAGAATATGTGCAAATCCTCAGAGAGGGTAATGGCACCATTGGTAAGCGAATTGAGTTAGCTCAGCGAGAAATGGCTAGAGCATCTGCAGCGCTGCAGCATGCGCAGGCAGAGGCAGAGGCGCAGCGTACCACCATCAGGCTACGCCTAGAGGGCAACCGTCAACTCACAGCAGCTAGACGCGCCCAGCTTGAAGACCTCGAGGTGCGTAAACTCAGCCATGATGCGCAGGTGCGCTACAATCGAGCTATAGAGCGAACGTCTAGAGTAGAGGCAGAGCTGATCCCGCTCATTCAAGAGGCAGCTCGAGCAAGGCGCGCTCTCACCAATGAGGTAGAGCGCCAGCTTGAGACGCAGGGGCGCGCGGCAATCGAGGCAGCAGAGCGTGAGAGGGCCAAGCTGTTGCAGGAAAATGCCAACACCCTGCGCAGCATAGGTGCACTGCAGATCCAAACAGAAGCAGAGGCTGCCCAGGCGCGCATGAATACTCTGCAGTTTCAGAGCAGGCAGCTGCAGATACAGCAGCACCAGCGGATCTCACAGGTTAAGGCGCTAGAGCAGGCACAGCTGCAGCGCATCAATACAGTTTTTGAGGGAGAGGTAGCTGCGCTCTCTCGACAGCTGGAGCTGCAGACGATCACTGCACGCCAATACAATGAGAGGCGCGCAGAGCTCGAGGCCCAGCGCGCTCAGCAGCAGCAACAATTCGCATCTGATCGGGAGCTCGCAGAGACGCTGATCATTGAGAGCGCGATACAGCGCCGCAGAGCTTTGAGGAGAGCAGCAGCGGAGAAGCGCCGCGCTATGGCGCAGCAAGCTCGAGCGCAGAGAGAGGCGCAGGAGCGGGCAGAGCTTCAGGATTTAGCGCGCCTCGAGGAGGCGAGGATAAGGCTCTACACTGAGGGTGAGCAGCAGCGCATAGCGCTGATTGAGCTACGCCACAACACAGCTCAAGCGCTGGCTCAAACAGAGACACAGAGAGAGACAGCATCCTTAGTGCGCCAGCGTGAGCTGCTCGATATTGAGCGCCAGCGCGCAGCAGAGAGAGAGCAGCTCCTCGAGCAACTGCGAGATCTGAGCGTTCAAAATGTGGAGCTCATGCATGATCTCAATGCAGCATTTGCCCAGCTAGAAGAGTTCGATTTTACCCCATTGACCCAAGCAGCAGAGCAATTCAGCCAAAGCATCCTAACCTCTGCAGTCACTGCTAAATTCATGGGGGAGAGTATGAAGGCTGCTGTGGGTGAGGCGCTCACTGCAGTGGCCATCCAAGCCACAGTAGAGAGCCTAATGGCCACAGGCCGCGGGCTCATCGCTCTGGCAATGGGCCTCCCAGCTGCTGGTTATTTCCAATCTGCTTTGGCGTTTGGGACAGCTGCTGCAGTGGCTGGCAGTGTTGGCCATGCGCTCACACCAGGAGAGAGCTCTGGTGGTGGTGGCGCTGGCAGACGCTCTGGTACTTCACCCTCTGGAGCTCCACAGGCTGCCCCTAGAGGCGCTCGAGGTGATGATCAGGATAGAGCACCCATCACCATCAACGTGAACATGGGCAATGCTGTGATCTACGACACACAGGCAGCCGCTGAGCGCGCATTTGCTGATAGGGTGGTCAGGACAATCAACAGCCCGCGCAGAGGCGCTGTGCGATTGAGGAGGAGCTGATGCCTAGTCCAGACAGCGCGCCTAATTTTGCCCTACTCACAGAATGTGATCTGCGAGATCTTAGCGAGGTAAACCTCTATAGGCGGGGCACCACATTCATCAAAATCACCATGGCTGATGTCGTCTATCAGGATATGATTGATTTTCTGAATGGCTATGCAGCAACACAGAGCCTCACTGATACAATTGAATACTATGCAACAGCTGGCGGATCACCCACCGCCGGCGGGTGGGGCGTGGCGATCAGTGATGAGGATCTGATCACCATCACGCACTCTGGCACTGCGTTTGATGTCGATTATGCTGCGGGCACAGATTATCTGGGAGTGGGCGCAGCCACCGTGAGCTCTGCTACTGTGGGCACCAATGAGGTGGCCACTATGCCCAACGCATGGGTGAGGGGCAGGGTGCTGGGGCCATGGTCGATCACGATCACCCCGGCAGCGGGTGCGGCATTTACTGTGACCGTAGATGGGGAGTATCAGGATCTGCGCGTGCTCACCCGCGATCCTGCATCAGGCAGCACAGCAGATGCAGATGCCACCAACTCAACCCTCTCTCTCTCGCATATAGACACCACAGAGATGGGGCTGGCTGGGCTCAATAGCATTAGGTGGCTGATCGATGAGGAGGGGCACGCAGTGGTGAGCTACCCTAGCGCGGTCACAGGGTTAAGCTGGTCAAACACAAAGCTGCGCAACCTGCTAGGCTTCACAGGCTCTGAGGCCCCTACTGCGCTGGGAGGCTCGAGCGTCTACAGTAGGCTGCGAGCCAGCTACCCCTGCGCCATGGTGCTGCTGCCCACGCGGCCTGTGGAGCGACATCAGCTCAGCACAGATACTGTGGCCACCTCGAGGCGCCTGCTGGGTGGAGGTATGGTGAGCAATCGCCTCGCCACCTACACCAGCAGCCGCATCTCATTTTATTTGGATGCAGAGGCAGATAGCCGCGACCTGTATCAGCACTGGGGTGATCGATTCATCCGATACACTGGCCCGGGCCAGCGCCTCACCTATGTGGGAGAATGGGGAGACTCGAGGCGCCACACAGCCCCCATGGCTGTGCAGGGTAGCACCTACATCAACTCACGATATGGCACCCTCTACACCATCCAGCCAGAGCGGGGGCGCTATATCGGGCGCCTCCTCGAGGCCGAGTTTGATCTCAACTATCCAGGGATGCTGCGGCGCAGGGTGCCACTCTCCCTCACAATTGAGCATGATGGGGTTGGCTGATGGGTAACTCATTCACTGCACCCACCAGCGGCTCAGGGCTGATCCCCTCACCTGATGCTGTGGTGTCTGGCCAGATCATCCAGGCAGACACCATCAGCAGGCTGGCCAATATGCTGAACTACACGC